AATTATCCGTTCCTGTTTCCCTAGCAATACGAGCTTCGTCTGGAGCCATTAAAGAATTGTAAATATCTTGAGATGCTGTTAAAGGTATGCCATATGTTGTCACAATATTTCCTACAAATTCCTTGCCAAACTCAAGAATTTTATTTGTGTCACCCTTAAGTGCATCTAAAGTAGCAGATTCTAAAGCCCATAGGCCCATACCTGCTCTAAATTGTGTACCAGATAGTGCCTGTATAGCTGCAGTCAAATCTCCTCCAGAAAGAATTACACGAGGTTTTTGTTTGTCAAATCCAAATCCCTGCGTTAAAAATTCTTGCCGTCGGTCGTCGTTGGTCAACCATCTTGCAGCAATATCACCCGCGAACAAAAAAGGTGCAGCAGGAAAGAAGGGACGCGCATCAAATTTTGTTCCGTCGGGAAATTTCATTTCATACCAACGTGTGCCTTCACCATATTGATAACGATACGCTGTAGCAGCCAGATAAAAGGCCATACCAACCATAGACTTTGAAAATTCTTCGTAGTTTCTTGCTTCTTTTCCAAATGACTTTACGCCACCTTCAAGTGCATAGAAAGGTGAATATTCATACGTAAAACGTAGCGCATTTGCAATAAATCTTGGAAAGGGAACAAAAGAAGACACTAGAAATGGAAAACGATGCACACCATCAATGAAAAATTTTGACACCGGATTATTAGCATCTCTTTGATATGTAAAATACAAGGCTCTTTCTACGGCTTCGTCAAGAAATTTTTTACCTTCTTCAGTGGTGCCAAACACTTCATTAAATTTACCACTACGCATAATTTCTCTAAGGTCATAGTCGGCATCATCTATTACTTTGCCACCTTTTACCGCTTGCACTTTCATATCATTTAATGCGCGTTTTAGTTCCCCAATAAAAGCAGCGCGTTTAAACATGTTATCAGACAAAGTATTAAGGCCGTTTATTTGACGAGAAAACTTACGCAACGTCGTCATTTCTGTTGGTGGTTGTCCTGTAGCTGGGTCCATGTCACGCAATGCGCTGAACATTTTTGTGGCTTTATCTTGAAATCCGTTATACAAAAACTCTTCTGCAAGCACTGCTTCTTTTTTGTTGGCCAAACCATATGTGATTGCAAAAACGTCCTCAAGCGCACCTTTTGCGCCCACCGTATCTCTGTAAACTTTGCTAGTGGCAAGCCTTGTACCGTTGTCTATGGCTTTTGTAAGAACATCCATGCCGACACGAACATTACCAGAAACTACGTTACGAACTGTTGTTGCAGTTTGTGATACCATTAACGCTAGACGTAGAGCATCAGATTCTCGCGCCGCCTTTTTAAGACCTTCGTAGGCTCTTTCAATTTTATTTCTGGGAATCAGCTTTACATCAGAACCTTCAAGTTTAGAAACCCCGTAGATAAAACCACGTCCATCCTCTTTTTTAACAGTTTCATTGATTCTTTTAAAACTTTCTTTGACCGTTTTATCAACAGTAAAAATATTATCATTTGCCATGTCCATGACATTGCGAAATACCTTTGCCTGAAATCCAGCTTTACCAAGCGTTCTACCAGCATCAGATATATCAGCAGCAAAGAGTGCTGCAACGTCAGAGTCTGTTAAATTATACTTCTGTTTTATATCATTTATTTCTTTAGAGAGAGCAGAGGAATCTAAACCTTTTTCTCGTAATGTTTCTATAGTACGAGCAATACCATCTGATATACGTTCTCTATCTTTCAACCCTCCACTTTTTTGTAAAAGTTCTACGCCAAAAGCAAGTATCCGGTCTGCTTTTTCACGAGAAAATTTAATACCAAAGTCAGGTTGCAACGTACCAGCTTCAGCAGCAATTTGGCTACCAATTTTTTGGCCTCTTGCCACCCTGTCTGGGTCAAGTGCGTTTAACCTGCTACGGAACTTTTTTACTTCTTCTTTATTTTTATTTATAGTTTTAGATGCGGCGTTATCAGCCTCACGTGCCAACTTACCGGCATTTTCTGTGGCTTCTTTGATAAGTTCTGGTGTGCCTTTATCTATAAATTTATGAAACCCAATCTTAATTCCAACAGGAACAAATGCACCTGTGGCACCCAATGCAGTAGACAAAGCTGCTTCAGTGGCAGAGATACCCTCTCTGACCTCAATGGTATCCTCTACATTCTGTTGTGCTATATTTTGAAACAGTGCGCCGGATGCTTCTAGTGCGACAGCGGACTTGATAGGATTGGCTGCGGCGAATGTGGCCGCACGAGCAGGTGCGCTTGCCAAGGCTTGCACAGAAGTTGAAATAGGTTTTTTAGCTAGGTTGGAGAGAACATTATTGATGAGTATTTTGTTTGTGGCCGCGACGGCTTGCCCAGCAACTTTACCACCGCCGGGTATCGCTAGACCAAGCAATGTTGATGGAGCAGTTCCAATAGCCACTGCGTAGTCTCCTGCTGCCGTAGCAAAGGAACCAAAGCTATTGAAGGCAGCAGAGCCAGAACCAAAGTATGGCAAAGCACGATAGGCTTGATACAGATTTTTGTAGTCGGTTAGTTCTCCAATATTTTCATCTGTTTGCAAGCCGGAGACATAACCATAATCCGTAATAGCAGTGAGTTCATTTGTATCTAAAGAACGAAAATGTTCAATAGCCTCATCAATAGCTTCTTCTTCATCTATCTGAGAAGGGTCAAAATTTAAATGATTGACAGCAAACCTAACTGCTGCTTCACGCAAACCGGCATGTGATTTAAAATCTTGATAAGTAAATTCATCTAAATTTTGTTCTTGCATAAGGTCTACATTTTGTAAAGATGTAGTTAATTGGTCTGTTTTAAATACCGAATCATCATCACCTATAAAAGCCTTTATAGGATTCTCTCTAGGCGTAGGAATTATTGTTGGTGCTGACGTGGCTTTATCATCGTCAGGTAAAAAACCTTTAATTTCCACTTTACACTACCCTTGCTTCTTCCGGTGATACATTTGGTAATGGCTTAACATATCCATTATAGAAAATAGCCTCTCTGCCAATATCCTTTTCTGTGTATTTACCACCAGACTTTTCAACCATATCTTCAGTTAAAGTAATAACTCTATAGCCTAATGCTCCAATGGTAGCCTCTGCATCCAGACCAAACATTTGACTTTCTTTTGCATTAGCGACAAATGTTGCAGCAATTTTAGCTTTTTCCTTTAATACTGCTTCCGCATAAGCCTCACCATAAGGAGCAATCAAATTACCTGTTTCACTTACAGTTGCACTAAAGCCTAGTCCAAACTTACCACCAATGGACTTAGCATTAAGAGCCTCTGCCATGTTACTATTAAATAGAGATTTTGCATTACTTATACTAAATGCGGGGTCACTAATAATACCACTTTTTATACCGTATTCTCTAAGGTCATTAACCCTTGTATTTAATGCCTCAAGATTGGATTGCAATTGAGGAACTTTAGCTAACGTCTCTTCATTACCAGATTCCTGCGCAATGTCAATTTGTTGCTCTAGTTTGAAACGCTGGGTCAAAGCTGCATTATACGCATCTTTAATATTCATTGTCATTGCGTTTTCAGTATCAAACTTAAAGTCTGGCACAGTAACACGGGCAGTGTCTGACACTTGACCCGGCTGTGCAAGCCCGTACTCTTGCATGTACGAACGGTATGTTTCTTTGTCTATCCCCTCAATGCCTTCAAAACGGTCAAAAGATAAATCAACAGGGTCAACGACAGCATTGGCAAGCTGTGCCGTAGTCATGTCTGCAAACTGGTCGGGACTAAACTCTGCCGTAGTGGCATACCAATCGTTGGCATTTTGGCCCAGCTTACGGGCCTCACCAGCACGTGTAACGGCATCCTGCACAGCATACACACCACCACGTGCAATACTAGCAGCGACAACATTGTCATAGCCGTTGGACTGAAGACGCTCAATGGCCTCTTCAACTGTCTCTAGTTTATTCTTGCGGTCTTTCTTTTCGTCAAGCAGTTCTTTGGTCAGGTAGTCCATTGCACGTTCTGTACGCAGTGCAACTCGCTCATTATCCTTTTGCAGTGCTTTACCAATCTCACCTGCTATAGCCCCAAGCATAACCATTATTTGCTTCTCCTAGCCATCAAACCTTTTATCTCTTCTACCTGTTCGTCAGTAATAACAGGAGTATCTGTCTCTTCTTTTGTCTTGTTCTTTTTCTCTTGCCGCTTCATGGCTACTGCAATCTCTGAGAAATCAGGCAGTGGGCTTTTGTTTGACTTTTGATTTTCAACCACATAGTCAACACCCTGCGAGTCACCAATAAACTGCAGCATTTCTATCATAAACGGCATCACAAGAATGCCTACATCTACGCTATGCACCCCTTCCATCACATTAGCAAGCATCAGTGTGTCAGCTATTGTGGTAATAGGAATGCCTATCTCAAGAATGTTTAGCAGTTGGGGCAGCGTCTCTTCGTTAATCAACATTGGCAGGTAATATTCCATCGCCTCATTGACTGTGGTCAACTGCGGTGGGTTCTGCCACGGGCGGTCACCCAAAGGTGCCGTCAGAGACTGACCGGGAATAGGCGCATCAAACGGAAGTTCAGGTGCTTGTAGCATTCTTAATTTCCTTTCTACGCGCTTCAATCATCTTGCAGACATTTTCTACATCACGTAGTGGCTGGTCTTGACCCTTGCCACCATCATTTTTCGGTTCCGGTTTGCGAAGTAGGCCCGTGTCTAACTTAGGCTTTTCTTCTGCATTCCGCTTCCGGTATGCTTTAAACATCTGATTTACTTGTGGTCCAACATTAGTTTGCATTTTTATAATCCAAAGCTACCTAACAATTTACCTGCAACACTGCCGCTACCAGCAGTCAAGAAGCTACCAATAAGGCTACCAAATCCAAGTGAAGAGTTGTAGTCATTCTGCAATGCTGCAATATTTGCATTGCTGTCTGCAGCCAGCTTGGCACGAGCCAATTCAACTACACGGCTACGCTCGTTTTCAGTGGATGTCCATGCCCACTCCATAGAGTCAGCATAATATTGCCACATATTGGCGTATGCAGTATTTGATATATTCAGAAGGGCCGATGCGTTTAGTTCGTTAGCGCGGTTGATAGCTGCCGTATCTGCCGTAGCAATCTGTCTGCGCCATTGTGCATTACTCTGGTCAATGACAAGTCTGTTCTGGGCATTAAACTGGTCACGTTGATTGTTGAGTTCTGCGTTAAATCTCTCTACAGTATTTCGTTGTCCTGCATTATATTGCGCCTGTGCATTCATCTGTGATGCATTGAACTGCGACACATTGTTAGCGAGGTTGGCAAAGAACTGGTCAGTTTGATTTGCAGAACTTGCGTTAAACTGCGCTGCTGCATTCTGTGCAGCTTGGTCTGTGAACAGGCTTTGAATACGCTGCTGTGCCTTGAAGATGTCTGTCTGCTGCTGATTAGACAGATTAGCCATATCCATCTGCATAAAGTTCTGGGCATTCATCACAGCAGATTGTTGCCTGTTGGACAGGTTAGCCATATCCATGTTAGCAAGAGCAGCAGCCTCTGCCATTGTTACAGCTTGTGTATTTGTAAGATTAGCCATGTTCATGCTGTTGGCAATGCGACTGTTTTCTAGCTGCACCTGCTGTTCAGCAGTAAAGTTCATGTTGGCTACATCAGCAATGCGGCCAGCGTTAGCTACACGGGCTTGGAAGGCTTGGTCAAACTCTTGACCCATAAACTGCGCACGTTGCTGTGCAGCAAGCATGGTGCGCTGCTGTCGATTAGATAGGTTTTGCTGTTCAAACTGTGCAAAGATACTAGCATCAGCTTGTGCAACAGGCAAAGCAGACTCCATAGCTGCTTGTATGATAGCCTGTCCTGCGATGCTTGATGCTCCCAGACCACGTGCAGCCATAGCTTGTGTGGCAGAACGCATGGCACCAGCAGCCCACGATGGTGTATTGCCACCCTCAAACTGTTGCAGTAAGCCCTCAAGCTGTCCTTGCACGGTAGCTTGTTTAGATGGCGTTGCTTCCGCTGCTTGAATTTGTTCTGTAAACTGCGCTGCCGTCTGCGCATCTGCTGCACCAGAAATTAACTCACCTTGTTGAATCTGACGCTGCACAGGGTTGTCTATAAGAATTGCATTACCCTGCGCGGCATTTACATCCCCTACAGATGTAGCTGTTTGCTGGGCTGCTGTAACCTGCGCACGGGGGTCTACAGTGCCTTGCGCTGCTTGGGTAGCTTGAAGTGCTGCATCCACTGCTGGTGCTGCTTGTGCAGCTTGCATTACATTTGTTTGTGTCTCAATTGGCGCTTGTGCAGTGGTGGTTGTTGCCATCGCCGTTGGCACAGCGATATTACCAGACACTTGACCACTTGTTGCAGCAATTTCCTGACGAGGGTCTATCGTTGTCCCTTGAGCGGTTACTGTTGCACCTGTGGGTAGTCCCGGTGTCTGCATCATTTGTGCTGACACATCAGAGATAGTTGGTGCAACTTCTTCAGTAACTACATTACCGTCAGGGTCAGTAATGGGTTTCATATAATTGGGGTTAGGGGTAGTGCCATCAGCAAGAAACTGATTTTGGTCCATCTTAGGCTTAGTTACTTTTGTGAACCCTTGTGTAGGAACATACGCCTGTCGCAATGCCGGATTATTGCCGAACTGCGGGTCCAAAGGGGGTCTGGCGATTGGGGTAGCTTGAGATGCTATAGTCTGACCACCGGGACGGGGTGTAGTTTGTGGGGCGTTTTGTGCTGTGTTTCTATTTAGAATAGCGTCAAAGTATGCCTGTTGTTCTGGAGTTTGGTCTGGCCCAAACTGTCCTACAGTAATATTTCTACCATCAGCGAGACGTATATCATACCCGTCATCGCCTCCCATCATTGGATTTGGACTTCTGGTTATTGTGTAGTCCTGTAGGGAGGGCAGAGGCATGTCTGCCACATCAATCGGTGTCCGCCGTTCAGACATCTGCTGCTGATATCTGGCTCCATCGGGAATACGCGGGTTGCCCGGAAGGTTG